GAATCATCCCCATAGATTTAAGAGCGTTGATATCATTATCAGCTGTTCCAACACGTTGAGCGGATTTTGTAATCCTCTCTGCAGTGAATTGACCGTCAGCAGGAATGATTAATTTCATTCCTCTAGCAGCAATTTTAAGACCTCTTTCGTCTTTGAAATTGCCAATGTCAATCATTGCTTGCTCCAGGGATGTTTCAGACAAGTCAGATTGAGTTGTCGGTGTGTTGCTAAGATTCCCTGCAAGTGTAGGGTGAGCGTTTCCGATTAAAGATTCGTTGTCTCCACCTACTGTAGCGGCTGTGAATGCAAGATTTAATACATTCGCGCCTTTGGTTTGCTTCGTTTGAGCCATAGAACGTGCAAGTGCCTTAGTATAACGCGTAGAAATCTTATCATACAAGTTATCTTCAACATTTTCCTCAGTTAGTGAGAATGCGAGAGCGACTGTCTCATGTTGGTATCTTGCAGTATAAGTTTCTTGTGCGGTATCATAAGTAACACCAGCGCCTTCTGACTTAACGGCTGCTTTGTCGAAACCAGATAACATTACTTCTTCTTCAAAAGCTCTGTCACTGTTTTCTGTGTCGAAAATCTCTTTATTTTGATTTTCGTATTGTTTGTACTCAAGTCCAAATAATGCATTCAGACCTGGCTCTAGCTCTTTTGCTAGTTGTTGTCTTGATATAGCCATAATTTATGTCCTCCTGCTATTATTTATACTTATGTTCATTAATTAAAACTTCATACACAAGGTTATCTTCGCCAATATCGTTGCGTCCGACTTTTTTAGAAAAGCCTACACAACGTACATTAGCATCAGAACCCCAAGTAACAGTTTCAACTTTTGAAACACCAGTAGTTGTATCGCCGGTGTCTGCTGACAAGTCACACGTTTTACTGAGATCAGTTTGAGCTGATGCACCAGAACCTTGTACTTCGAACACCTGGTAAGGGTCGTCGTACACGAAACATGTTGTCGCTAGACTAGCGGCTTTTTGGTTTGAGAAAATTGGTTTTCCTGTTGTAGCATCGTCGTAGTTACATCCCCAGAAAACACCTACACAGTTTGTAGCATCTGTTCCTCCACCTGATGCGGTGAAGTAACGTACATCTCCAGTTGCTTCAAGGACCGTTACCGGATCTCCTTGAAATAACGCAACTCCGTATGCTGCTATCGTTATATAGCTGTTTGCTGCAGAGGCTGTGCCTCCGCCGATTTTACCTAACGGGTTTAAACCAAATGCGGCATCTAAGTTTGCCATATTGTTATCCTCCTTAAAGGTTGTTATTTAAATCGATGGTTAAATAAGACTAAGTTTTATTTGAGCCACCAAAAGTTACACGAGTCTGCCGTTCTTGATTGATCGGCATACTTGGATGCTGTTCCTTTAAGACATCGTTTTCTAAAGCCTCATTGCGATCTGCAGTTTTCTGCTTAAAATACTCTTCACGCGACTTTGCGAGCTCTTCGGTTATCCTTGCCAGCACAAGGCCACCAACTCCGATCACTCCTGCGTATTTTCCGGTAGTCACTGATGGATAATCTTCATCAGGATATTCGTCAGCTCTCACTAACTCCCATCCAGATCTGATTTTGCCGGTTATGTTCTTTGTATCATCAAAGCCCATACTTTCGGCACGTAGCCATCTATGTCTATAACCATCTGGCGCAGGTGGTGCATCAAGTGATGATGGAGGAGTCCAAACTTTTGGTTTTTCGTCTTTAACCCTAGTTGTACTCGCGCGGGAAGTCTTTTTAGATTTATCTTTTGTCATGCTGTGTCCTCCTTAGCGATTAATTGTTTTGCATACTCTTCAAGTGGCACACCTAGTCTTTTAGAAATTGCTACCTGTGATGGTGTGAGTCTCACGGTTTTTCTGCGTCCCTTTGAGGCCGGACGTCTTGCACTTGCTACAGTTTGAGTTGGAACTTGTCCACCTCCAGCTGCAGTATCCCTAGTTGTATCAAATTTGTGGGGAAATTCAAGTCTTATTCTCTTATCTACTTCAGAATAATATTCAGTAGATGTAGGATCAAATCCTTCATCTTCCACAAGTCTTCGATGTATATCAAATGCAGTGTAAGTCATAGCATTATCAGTACCAAACCAAGAATTTTTAGCTGACCACGTCTCTGCTTTAGGATCAATTGCCTGCGCAGCATTATATATTTCATTCTGCGTCGGCATGTCTTGAGCCATTTGAGCATAGTTTTGTGGAGGGGTTTGTCTAGGAGCATTAGATTGGTTGTGTGCTTTAACCCTACCTAATCTCTCCTCTTCCATAGCTAATTTTGCTATAGCTTCTTGGGCAGAAACTTGTCTATCAACATCACCTGCTTCAGTAGCTTCTTTTAAAGCAGCTCTTGCAGCAAGTTTACCTGTAGCGATCTTATCAGCTAATTCCTTAGCATAATCTGATCCTAGAGAATTATATTGATTTCTAGTTTGTATAGCCTGATCCCGTATATTTTTTGCATACTGAATAGCTTCTTCTTTTTGCCTTTCGGCTTCGCGCATTTTACGTGTTAGTTTCGCAATCCTTTTATTAACGCCTTCACTATATTCGTCGAGTTCTTTTTTTTGTTCGCCTTCTTGAACATCCGACTGCTCAGCAGGTTCCTCAGGTGCGTCTTCGGACTTAGTATCGTCTTCTGTAGTTTGTTCAACATGTACTTCCTCCTCTTCTAAAGATTGTTCCGGCGCCGGTGGTGCCTCTAAATCAATCTCCGTTTCTTGTTCGTCAGCTTCGCCAACGTCAATTTTTTCATCTAGCATAGTATAATCCTCCTATGATTACATTGCGTGAATCAAATCTTTAGGATCCTTTATGGTCCCAAGAATTTCATCATCGTTTAACATTCTTATCTCTCCACCTTCAATTTCCATTCGTGATCCTGAATACCTTGCAAAGATCACCCAATCTTTTTCCTTGCACCATGGACCTGTAGGATATCTCTCTTTATCTCCATAACATAACGGTCCGAGCTTCAAGACGTATCCAACTTGGACCGCGGCCCGCGCTCTATCTAATGCTTCTTGTGCAATAATAATTCCACCTTCGCTCTTCTCTTTAACACGAAAGGGCATAACTAATAATCTCCAGCCTGTGGGCTGTGGGAGCTTTTCTAAATTTGTTTTGGAAGGTTCTTCTGTAGCTTCGTGTTCTGCAATCTTTTTTGCATCTTCTTCTGCATCGTACTTATCTTCTAATGCGTGTGACGTTTCCTGGGTCATCTTTATTTGGCTCCTTTGGTTCTAGCAGGTTAGAGAGTTCCTGAGTTATTAAATCGATTCCGTGAATCTTTCCTATTATATATTTATATTCGTCTATACTGTCAACCCCGCCGTTTGCTAGAGTCTGAATTAGAGCGTCCATTTGAGCCTGCATGCTCTTTCTTAGTCTGTATATTACGTTTATCGGATCTGTTGTAGCTTCTGACATATTTTTTTGCCTTGTCTCCTAATTTTTCCCAAAACTCATCTAGTGCGTTCTTGGGTTTATCTTCCCCCATACTTCCCCCCAATGTAAAATTAAGTCAATTATTTCTTTTTGAACATTTTAACGGCTTGACCTGCGCCCTTGATACCAAAACTCGCAGAAATGGCGATGTATAATAAATGCTGGTAATACGTCGGTAATTCTTGCAGAGCGATAAAGCCACTTTTGATGTATTCTTGACAACCGGGCACGAAGACTAAAACGGCCGGAAAAAGTAGGACAACTAAACTGACCTCGTCTTTCCACGACCCCTTCATTTGGTCCACAGCTGACGCTTCCCAAGATACTTTGCCTGCTATTTGTTGTTCTTTTAATGCTGTAGCAGCTTTTATCTCAGTTAGCTTTGCTTCGGATTTAGCTTTTTTAGTTGCAACTACGCCTTTAATCATGTCACCGGCTACGCCGAGTAATGGTTTAAGTAACAGTTGAAACATTTGATTATGCGAGACTTAGTGCGATGACTATAACAACGGCTACGGCAACGCCGATTTTCCAGTTCTTAGGGATTGAATCCCATTTCTCTTTTAGATTAGTTAGCATTTCCATGTGTTAACTCCTTTTGTTTTTTTTCTTCTTCTTAGAAGCGCCCGCCTCACTAAGTGCGATAGCGATTGCTTGCTTTTTACTTACCACTTTTTTGTTGGATTTACCAGATTTTAGTTTTCCTTTTTTAAACTCCTTCATAACAAAAGAAATTTTATCTTCTTTTTTACTCATGTTTTACCAATGATGTCCTCCGGAATGATGTCCATATCCTCCACCTGAACCTGTTTTATTTCCTTTTCCGAATTTTCCTCCGAATTTTGGTCCGTCTTTGGCTTTTTTTGGTCCTTCTTGTTTTTTCTTTGGTTTTGGAGCTCGAAAATCATCAAGAGCTAGTCGTTCATCTGCTGCTTGTTGTGTCGCTAATGAGCTTGCTAATTGTTGGTCTGCGAATATTTGGTTTTCATCGGCTGTTAATTGATCCTGGGCCAGCTTGTCTTTTTCTAGTTGCTGTCTTTCAAAAGCATTTCTCATTATATCATCTTGTTCATTAGGTGTAGTTTGAATTTGTAAAGCATCCTGGATTGCTTGTGCTTCATCTGCTTTCTTTTGTTTCTGCTCTTGTTGGTAATTAGTAAAATTAGTAAATGGATTATCTTCATTCCAATTCAATGGATTAAATGCACCTAGTGTCTGTTGTACTAGATCAAGTGTCTTAGGTACTGCTTGGTACATATCATATGCACCTTGAATAACTGCAGGTGCTGCATCACCCGGCATCATACCATATTGCAATGTATTTTGCATATTTGCTGGAACATGGTCTGCTTTTAATATTCCATCTTCGTCTTTATAAGCAACACCTTGATGAACTCCGGGACGATTATATTGATTCTCAAGACCAAACCTTTGTTCCCAAGTCCCTCTGTCTTCTGGTCCTCTGCCTAGCTGTTGTGCAAGTCCACCTTGTGGAAGTGGTTTAGTCCCACCACTACCTCCTACTGCTGTATTCTCGATCTCTGCAACCCCTGTACCTGCTGTACCTTCTGTCCCTGCAGTTGCCCCGACCATAGAATCCCAATCATAATTAGGTCCACTAAATTGACTGTAATATTGATTAGCATACTCCGGAGTCATCGTTTGCGTCCAAGGTGTCCCACCACCTTGTAGACCTACTCTTCCACCGTAAGCTCTTTTGAGTTTGCTTTCGTTTATTCCTGTGTCTCCTGCTTCTCCAAAGCCAGTCCAATCCCAAGCTTTTCTAAGTCCTCCACCAACCATTTCTTCAAAATTTTCTATATAGTCATCCTCAATGTATCCTTTTTCAGCAAGAACAGAACTACCCCATTTAGCTCCCATATAACCCATGTCTGCTGCAAATAAAGCCAAACCTACTGGGCCACTTAAAAGAGCTGCCCCTCCTTTTACAGCTAATTTTTTCAATATCTGTTTTTTAAGAGCTGGATTCTTAGCTGCATCTTTAAACATCTGTGTTACGCTCTTAGCAGCCGCATCCCCCTTCCATCTCCTAATCTTTTGTACACCATCTCCTAATGCAACAGCTAATCCAGGCGACCCTGTAACTAAAAAAGCTTGTTGGATAGCTCCTTCACCAACAGATTTATCTGTATAACCGCCTTCACCTTCATCTTTTAAAGTCATCTCACTATACCAAGGTTCTACACCTGGTTGTCTGTTTGAAATAGCTGCTTCAACTTCAGCTGCAACATCTTCAGGTCCCGGTCCTTCTTGTACATCAGCTTTTTGGTTGTCTGTTGTGCCAGTTGCGGCTGCTAATGTCTCAAGTAATGTATCTATGTCATCTGCATTATCTGCTTTTTCTTCTTTAGGGTTTAAAGTGTTTCCTAATTCGTCTATTGCACCGGACCAGTCGAAGCCTTCTGTGCCTCCAGCATTTCTTATATTGTCATATATACCTTCACTTCTTTCTCGAGCTGCTCCTACATCTTGCCATGCACCGGAAGCCGGTCTCATTCCAGAAAAATCTGGCATTCCAACTTTATCCGCCCATATACTCATTAGTCGCTCCTTTTTTCCATAATACTAGCCTTCATTTCTTTTATGCCATCTTTAGCTAAAGAAACAGAAGCCCTAAGTTTAGCATGATCATCAGCTTGTTCAAGCTTATCTTCTGCTATATTTTTTGCTTGAAGCATTTTAACTCGTTCTAGATTTAATTTATCTTCTGCTTGTTTTTTCTGATCTTGATCTTCTTGTGCTTTAATATCAAGTTCTCTATCTTTTAATTGTAATAAAGGATCACCTTCTATTTGGTTAAGAACTTGTTTTTCAGCTTTTGCATAATCTTCCATAAACTCTGCAATTAAAGTTGCCTTACGTGCCTCAATCGCAACTTGTAAGTTTGCTGCCTGTTCTTGTATCTGTTGTACTTGAGGAGGCATCTGAGCTTGTGGATTTTGTTGCTGCTGTTGTAGCATAGGTTGTATCTGTTGTTGTAACTGTTGCATCTTTTCCATTTGTTCCTTGTATTCTACTTCAACATGTTCTTGTGCCATTAGCACAATATGCTCCATACAGTTCTGTTGTAAAATTCCTAAAGCTTGTGGATTGTTTCGACTAATATTTGTACCCATAAATAATAAGTGTGTTTTCATATGTGCCTGATGATCTTGTTTAGGAAATGCTTGAATCTTTTTAGCATTCAAAGCTAAGACATTTTCTGCTCCAGGATCCATTGCTTGTGGTGGTGGTGGAGGTGGTAAAACTTGATCAATATCTTTTACACCTAATGCTTCATACATGTGTCTATATGCATGATAAACATTATGTAGTCCAGGATTAGACATTGCAATTTGTAATTCACTTTGTGCAATAGCAATTCTTTGTGTCTGAGAGAATATATTAGGATCTGCTACAGGAATAATATCAACTTTTTCATCAAAATCAGTTTTAAATATTTCCTGTTGTCCCCCTACAATATCATATGGATACATTCCAGGTAAATAAGTAACAAAACATTTCTCAAGTAACATGAACTCAAATTTCATTGCTGCATAAATTCTTTTGTGTATCGCAGACATAACCCGCGATCCGCGTTCCAAGAGCGCAACAGTAGTACCCACGGCTGCCGATTGGTTGCCGTCGCCCACTTGTAGATCAGCTATACTCGCGAACCGCTGACCTGCGGCTACGACTGTTCCCATTAACTGAAGTAATGTTTGATCTGGGCCTTTAAATGGTAAAGGCATAAATGCATCTTTAAGATTTCCACCAGGTGCATCAACATCACGAAACTCGCCCGGCTGCAACGGTTGAGCTTCGTCTCTGACGCGGATGCCTCGCATTTTGAATCCGGCTGGTAAGTTTGACAAGGTGCCGGCGTCAAGAAGTTGTCTTAGTGCTGCTGTTGCAGTTCGCGACAAGCCGCCGATCATGTGTATTAAGCCGAACCCGTAAAATCCGAGTCCTGGTAGAAATTTAAAGTGGACAAAATAATCTTTTCGCTTTTTAGTCTGATCTTGTTCAGACCAGTTTCTTTTTATGCTTAAGATTTCCCCTGAACCTTCATCCAAAGTTACTATGTAAGGAAACTTGATTCCAGAAGACTCTTGAGTCTCAGGATTAATATCTTCAAAGCCTTCTATTTCTAAATGTATATGAGCTTCTAGTAGTGTGAATATTTCATTTTTATCAGGATCAATTCCTTCTAATTCATCTTTTTTTTCTTCAATAGAACTTGTAGTAACAGACGTAGAACCATCACCTAAATCTATATCACGATATACACCAGCAAGTTGCTGAGTTCTTAAATCGTTTTTAGTCATTTTTATTTTATGAATAATACATTCAGTATCATCTAGTGAAGTTGAATTATATGGAACATATAAATCTTCTGCAGGCACGAATTTAGAAACACATCTTCCAAGAACTGCATCATAATAAACTTTTTTAAATGTAGATCCTGATAGAGGTAAATTAAATAACATTTGATCGAATTCAGGCTCGTACTCTTTCATGTTTATCATTAATTGATAATTCATGAATTCTTTTACACGCCTTGCCTGTTTTACTTTTTCAGGAGTTTCTATACCAATAATCTGAGTTCTTACTGGACCCCCTGCTGGCATTAACTCTTTATAAGCTAAAGCTTGAAACTGTGTTACTGCTTCTGCTAAAACTGGGTGTGTGGCACCACTTGCTCCTTGAAATGGCTCAGTTCTATCTTTATAGTTAAATCCAAGTAAATCCAGTCCATTAGTATAAGTTTCTTCCCAATCGCCTCTTGATGATTTACAATCTTCATACGCATCTTGAATATCGCTTGCTACTGAATTAAGAATAGTCTCCTCTAGAGCTTCTGATAAGTTTTCTTGATGCCCAGCTTGACCTTGACCTTGTTGTGGTTGACCAAAATTTATGTCAGCTCCGCCATCCTCTAACATATCAACATTAGGTTCTATTGGATCTTCTGCTTCTAGTTCTACCTCTTCATCATAGACTGTTGTTGAATCTTTCAATTCATCAATAGGTTCATCAGGTATTGCTTTTTTATCTATTGCCATATTAGCTCCTTGCTCCGAATAAATTTCCTATACCACCACCAAAACCAGATAACACATTTTGGTATGGGTTGTTAGGCGAAATTGAATTTTGTTGTTGTGATTGCTGGGATAGAGGTTGTTGTCCTATTTGCTGTATCTCACGTCCTAAACTGTCGTGTTCTTCAGATAATGAATGTATAGCATGCTGGAACGAATCCTTACCTCCTCCTGTAAATGAATTTGACTCTGGTTGAGTCCATGACCCAATCGTACCAGGTCCTGACATAGGTGGGGCAATATTTGCAGTAGAGTTGAACGGCCCACCGCCATTACCAGGCATGTATGAGGGTAAATTATTCTTTGGTACCAGTTGGTAAGCCAGGGTTCCTGGTGGTCCAGTTGGTACTCGGCGCATGTTGGGGTCTGGGTCTCCAGAGGTGGGGTCTGGATTTTGCGTAAATCTTGGTGTACGATTGGCTACAAAACCTGGGTCAACCGAAGTCTCACCTGGCTGATTCCAAAGGTCTTGGAATTGAGAAAATGGCTGAGCAGCTTGTATAGCTTTTTGATAACTTCCATCTGCAACTCCCATAGATCCTAAAACTCCTCCTTCATGTAAACCAACTCTTCCACCTTTTTGAAAAGGATCAATTCTCGAAGTTTGTGGACCTTTCAACTGTATATCTTTAAATGTTGGTGGTCTATCCATATAATGTGTGGTCTCTTCTCCTCTACCACTTGGTAAAATAAATCTATTTTGAGCCCAATCACCAGTATCAATTGAGTCGTGCATTAGTGATCTTCCTGAACGTGGATCTGTGTTTTTAAATTTACTTGTAAAAAGTTTCTTAATTGACTCATAGTCATCAAGATCCTGTGGTGAATGTTTTTTGCTACCTTTTTTGAATTCCTGTTCTACAAGATTTTCTATAACTCCACTCATAAGAGTTGGGGTAAAATCTGGAAAATCTGAATCCATAGGACGATCAAAGAGTTCTCCCACATATCCTGGTTTTCCAAAATCATTCCATCCCCATCCACGAACATCATCTGATGTCATATTTTTTAGATCCGTATCTCCACCTTTTATACCACCATATTTAAAACCAACTCTTCCTCCAGCTGCGTAATCTCCAGCACCTTGATCTTCTCTAAGCATTTGCTCTAACCAAGCATCGAATCCTTCTGGATCCTCGTCTGCCATTTTTTGCGCTTTTGGATTATCCCAAAGAACATTTGCTCTTATTTTTTCTTTTTTGATTAATCTTAAAAAAAGTTGTTTCTGTTGATCAGTATAACGAGTAGCATTTTGTATCGAATCTTCTAATGCATGAATTGCCTCTAACTCTGTATTTGGGTCTCTAATAATATTTTTTATTTGTTCCATATCACCGATCGCTGCTGGGTTTTGTCCTAAGTTCAACTTAGGCTCCAATAATTGTCTCTCACGTTTAGGATTTAATGCTGTTCCCATCATTTTCTTTAAAAGTCCACCACCCCACATTCCAACACGGCCTCCCGTTGCATGCTGAGGTCTAACTAGTTTATTGTACGCGGCTAGAAATCTTTGGAGCGCGACTCGAGGATGAACTCCTTCATCCATTTCTCTTACCATATCGTCGACTAATGCATCTTTAGCATTCATTTCACCTAATTTAAATTCAGCTTCTGTCATCATAGTTTTAGATTTATCTTTCATTGCGCGCATATCAGTAAGCATCTCTTGAACTTCATCATCAATTTTTGAAACTTGCATAATGCCTTCTTCTTTAGGGCTTGCAAAAGCTTCTCTATGCCTTTTTGCAACAACAGGATTAAGTGGATCAGGTTGCCACCCTGTACGATGTTTTGTTGCTTCTCCTAAATTAAGCATGGCCTCATCCATTTTACTTTCACCTAAAATACGATCTCTATACCAGCCTGGTTCTTGCATCATTCTTTGATGAACTCCAGCTTCTTGCATCCTTCCAGGAGGTATAAGACTTTCTCTTGTTTTAGCTTTCATTAAACTTCCAACCCCTTTACCTTCTCCTGCTGCAAGTAAGTTCTTAATCCATTTAGCAATTGCTCCACCTCCCGCATACCCAACTCTTCCACCGAGTGCGAAATCTCCAGCACCATATCCTTCAGGAAAGACATTCATGTAGTTCATCCATTTTTCTGAATCTACTTCATTTTTTAAATATTCAGCATAAGTTCCATCATACCCGCTGTTTAAATAATTTCTTAAAACTTCCACTTCACCAGGTCGTTCTTGAATCATTCTTTGTATATTCTTTTTTATCATTTCTTGTCGTCCTGGGAAATCTCCATAAGTAGAATCAGCTGCTTGAACAGACTGTTTATGAGCTTGTCTGGCTAATTGATCAGGAACCATGCTAGTAACATTACTTGAACCACCTGGACCAAAAACATCATCTGCAAATTTCAAAAATGCGTTTGTGTGTCTTAAAGTTTGTTGATCATCGCCAAATGCAATCGCCTTAGCTACAAAATCTTCTAATTTATCTTTAATTTTTGGTGGTAAGTTGTGATTACCAAAATCTAACATTGATTTTTTGGTAAGTTCTGTAATTTCGTCACTAATTTGGAAAGTTTCGCGTTTTGTGAATTGTGGGTCCATACGCAAATCAATCTTTGCATATTTAGTTTTTGCAATTTGCATAATTTGGTTTTCATCCAAACCTGCGCGTGTGGCTGCTTTTAATAATGCATCTATCATTAATAATACGTCCTTTGTGTTACAGGAAGTTTCTCGTCCTCGTAATCTTCGGGGTGTTCTACAAAACCACCTTGTCTAAATCTCATTAATGCTTGAGTCATACTGTCCACTAAGTCATCGTGTTCACCTAGAGGGAATGCAGCGCATTCCTCAATCATTTCGTCTGCGAACTTTCGATCCGGATACCAAACCATTCCTGCCTCGAATAACGGAGCTACTGAGTTCACTCGTGTATGTTTATCATTTCCACGGCTAGGTGTAAAGTTAATAACTGGTATACCCATTTTTCTTAATTCATACGTCAATGGCAATCCCGATGCTTTAGCTTCAATGATAACTGACTCAGGTTTCCAGTAATCGAACTGTTCTTTAGCCTTTTTCCGTAATTCAGGGAACTCGTACCGATCTTTTAATACATCAAGAAGAATGAGCCGCGGTCCGCGGTCCTCGAGCTCAAATACGCCCCAAGTGCTTATCGCAGAATAGTCAGCGGTCTCTTTTTTCATAAATGCGGTATCATAGCTCTGAATTACATGTTGAAGTGCCGGTAATTTATCATGAGGCCATTTTTTCCACCATTCTCGCTTAATTATGCTTCCTTCTTCCGAAGTTGGGTTTTGTTGGTATTGCGCATTCCATTTAAGCAGGGATACCGAAGCTTTGACCGCTTCTAACTCGTTTAGCTTCCAATATCCAGGCCAAACAGGTTTTCCAGAAGGCATAATTGCCGGAAATTCGATTACTTCCCACTGATCCGACTTTGGTTCTTTTTGAGCCTTAATTAATTTGCCTGTTAGGTCTGCAACACTCCATCTAGTCATAACTACTATAATTCGACCTCCAGGTTGAAGCCTTTGTCGCGGTCCAGAGGTATACCATTCATATACTCTTTCAAATGATGCAGGATTCATTGCATCTTGCTCAGAATGTGGATCGTCAATAATTAAAAGATCAGCACCACGACCAGTTATTGATCCGCCAACACCAGCTGCATAATATTCACCACCTTGATCAGTTTCCCATTTACCCGCGGCTTTAGAATCTTCTCTTAATCTTGTATTAAATATTTTTTGATATTCTGGAGTATCAATTACTGTTTTTGCTTTTCTACCAAA